AGTTGTTTATATTGTTGTGCGTTTGTTATGGCCATTGGTCTATTCTATTTTGTTTCTCCAAAAATATCAAGGCTTGGCATAAGAACTTTTATATCTCTTCGAATGTCTTCCTCAGGTATACCTTTAGATTTCCATTCATTATCGTCCTTATATTCCTCACCTGTTTTAAGGTTAGTTATTTTTTCTATTATTTTCTCTGGTTTTATGACGTTCATTTTTCCTCCTATGTTCTGTCAAATTCTAGTATTGATACTGTGCCTTCAAATATGTCAGCTGTTGCTGCTTGTAATTGTAACTTGTCACTTTCTTCTAGTATGATTGTACCATTATTTAATGATCTAGAAGTTCCTGTATTTATAGTTTGTTCTGCAAACTGAAAAGCTCTTGATGCTGACGTATCGTAGACAAAACCTTTTAGCTCTACATTAGAACCTCCTACATTTGCAACTTGTATATTTTGTATGATAGCTCTCGACTCAGAGGGTACAGTATAAATATCTGTAGCGTTAGTTGTTGTTAAATCAAATTGTGCACTTCTATATCTGTTAGCCATTATTTACTCCCGGACTTGCTGTTGTAAACCATGTAAATCTTTGTTGCTCGTCTCTTAAATCTTGTTGAAATGTAGAATTTAATTTTTCAATTAATCCATCTAAATCTCTTACTAAAGAATCAGCATTATTCTGTTTATATTCTTTTCCGGGTCTTGTAAATACTACTGTTACTTTAGCCATTATCTACGTCCATCGGGTTGTGTGTCTAATCTAAATGTACCTAGTTTCCAACTTTGACCAACAGCTGTATTTGCTACTTTTAAAGATATAGCTCTTGCTCTAGCACGTGTATCTATTTTATCAGTAGAAGATGTAATAGTAAACGGACCTAAAGGTGAACTTGCTTGAGAATTATTAGGATAGTTTCTAAGTTGTAATGTAACTTGTGTATTACCTGTTTGAGATAAAAAGTCAGGTATAAATCTTCTTATCTTCATAAGAAATTCACCATCTCCTTTAAATGTTGCAACGCCTGTTTGTTGTCCTGTAGATGATCTCGCTTGTGTAATATCAAAATCTCCTGATTCAATATTAGAAGTAACAGCATTAACACCATTTGCTAAAGCTTCATCAGTTCCTTTTTCGTGTTCAAAGTATATTGTACTTCCTTCAGTATTGCCTTGAACATCAAATGATGCATCATCGCTTGCATTAAAAAAAGTTGCATGAGGTAAACCAAACACGGAAGAATCTGTCCATGATCCACGGGCTAAGGTTCCTGTTGTCCAAACAGGTCTTTGTGGTGATGAGTCTTGATAATTATATGTTACACATCTATTAACAACAGTAGAACTTTCTGTGCAATAGAACCAAGTAATTTCTCCAAACAAATTATTTAAACCAACATTAATTAATTGATTAGCTGTTGTATTTAAATCATTATAAACAAAATCTTCTACTAAACATGTCATTGTCTCTAGACTACCTGAGTATTTAAAGAAACCGTTTTCCGATAACCAGTAGGCAGCACCATCTACTTCCAATGCAGCATTCTGTCCAATCAATCCGCAGTTAGTTCCAACTTGTTGAAAACCAAAAGTAAGTGGTTGACCAATAAATCTCATAGTAAATAAAGATGTATCTGTCCAAATATAAGTTGCATCTCTACCTCTAACCGCACCTACAATTTTTGATCCGTCTGCAAGTCTTTGAGTACCTGCTGTGTTAACTGCTGTTGGTTGATAAGTATTAATATCTTCTTGATCTGAAAATCTAATAAACATTTCATCTTGAGTTGTTGGATCACCAATAGTTTCTTCTGTTCCAAAAAATACTAAGTGTCTATCAGGAGTAGATACTAACATATCACGTGATGCTGTTGGTGCACCCGATATAATAGTTGCTCTAGTTGTTACAGCATTTGTTGCATTTGAGTCCCATTCAAATACTTGTGCATTATGAATTAATGCAATTACTTTATCACCAAAGTTATCAATAGACCATAAACCAGGATCAACAACTAAGTCACCAGATGCAGCTTCTCCCCATGCAACATAATCTGAACTATTAAGCACAGTTGCACCATCTGAATGTGTTGCAGCTGTTGTATTTCTAACAGCTCTTGTAACACCTGTTAAAGTATTTGTTGATATACCTGTATATGAAATTTCTTCTGAACCTATTTGAATAAAGTTTGTACCTGAACTTGGAAACTGAGATGCATCGGTTAACACAATAGTTGTAGTTGAAGAATTAATACCACCGTTTAAAGTTGTAGTTGCTTCACCTGTTACAGTTCCACCCCAAGAAGCTAGTCCCCAACCAAAACCAGGTAATTGTTCTGCAGGTCCTACTGGATAATAATGTTGAACTCTAATACCTCCAGATGTTGTAGCACCTGATCCAGTTTCATTAGAGGGCATTGTAATAGTTAGAGTTGTTCCTGTTGGAACAGATGTTACCATAAATTTTTTATCATCAAAATCTGATGCTGAAAAATTAGAATTAGTTATTGCTGTAAAATTATCTAAAAGAATAATATCGTTTTCTTGAATATTATGATCCGTGCTAAATGTTATTGTAACTGTTGCAGAACCATTCGTTGTACTAAATGCATTTGATAATGTTGTTGTAGTTTTGATAGGATGAATGTCATAAAATACACCACCAGTATATGCATATAAAATTCTATTTGTTCCTATGATTGCAAATTTGTTACCAGACTTGTTAACTAAATGATGTAAAGCTCTTGCAGCTCCTGTTAATTTTGATTCACCTAATTGTGACCAACCACCTATTTTTTCAGGTGTACCATATCTAAATCTTACATTATCACCACCGACCCATTGTCCTTCGGCAGTAGTTTCTGTAACTTGTTTGTTAAATCCCGGTGCAAATCCTATTTTTTGTAACATATAAAAACCTGTTTATTATGGTTTATATTAGATTACAGGCAAATTCAACCTGCAAATCGTAAAGTGCTATTTAGGAAATTTTGCTTTAACTGCTGCTTGGTCCGTTTTCCAACTATCAATACCATCGTCATGTATTTTTTCTAGCTGAGATTCCCAAGTACCATAAGCTTTTCTTCTTAAATCTAATACTACTCTAGCAACAACAGCGTCATTAATTGTTAGACCCCATTCTTGACAATAAGTAAAATCAAATCCAGAAGGTACTGTACTTAGTAATTCTAAACCATCCTGTGCATCTTTAGACAATAACAAAAAAGCATCACAACTTGGTGTTTGTGCTATAATTGTAACATCTCTTGCAATTGGGTTTTCTGGTGTACCAAAAAACGTTGCGCAATTACTTGCTTCTATTTTATACAACTTCATCTTCTACTCCTATAAGTTTTATCTTATCATTTGGATTAATATTTCCAACTAAAATCTTTGTTTCTTTTGGAACTAAACCTATATCCTTTAATGCGTTCCATGTATAGGGATTACTCATAGCATTTTTTAATTTAGCTGGAGAGGGTCTACCATTTGCTATCATTTCAGCTTGTATTTCTCTACCAATATTAACAGTAAATTCATTAGCTTGATTAGCTTCCCACATCTCTTCATCAGAATAACCAGGTATTCTTGTAGGTTCTGCAATAACATATAGCTCTTCTAGTAGTTTCTCTAGTATTGTAATTTCTTTTCTATTAAGTTCAAACGCTTCTTTTTCCGTTGCTTGATGACTTTTAGCTTCTAGTATCTCAGCTTTAAGTTCTAGTATCTCATGTTCTAAACCATTACCACCATTCTCTAAATGTTTTAATTTAGCAATTTTAGCTTGTTTTTTTAAAAGACTTACTTCTTCAAGAGCAGCTGCTCTAATTCTTCCTTCTAAAAATCCTTGTAAAGTTTTTATCTTTTCCCAAGGTGTATCTCCTATTACTTGATACCTATAATTAAATTCACTATTAAACTTTGACGCCATGTTATTTTTCTCCTTTATTGTTGTTATTAATTTTATGCACTTAATGAATACCCACAAGCAGAAGGCATAACTCTAGCTGTTCCTACTCCAGTTGTGTCACTTGCTACAACACCTTGATTTGATACTTTGTTAGTCATATTTTGATTAGTTGAACCAGATAAACCATAACCAAATAAACCTAAATCTCCCCCATAATTAGTTCCAGCTACGTTATTTCTAGCTGTACCTACACCACTTACGTCTGAGGAAACTACTCCAGTATTACTAACTAAATTACTTATATTTGTGTCACCAGTACCATATGCAAAAATTGCTTTATCTCCACCATAAGAAGTTCCTCCAAGTCCAGTTCTAGCAGTACCAACACCAGATGTATCACTCGCAATAACACCAGAACTTGAAATTTTATTTGAAATATTTGTATTACTACCAGTATCACCATAAGCCATAATTGCTAAACCAACTCCATATCTAGCACCTTCAGGATTATTTCTAGCAGTACCAGCACCAGAACTATCACTAGCTACAACTCCACTATTAGATATTAAATTTACGATAGTTCCATTACCTGAAGCACTGGAACCATATGCAAAAATTGCTTGACCAGTTGTACCAAACCCAGCCGCACCAGGATTTAGTCTAGCAGTACCAACAGCACTTGTGTCTGATGCTACAACTCCTTGATTAGAAATTAAATTACTAACACCAGTTTTAGAAGCACCAGTTAAAGCTCCACCAAATGCCATAATACCTTTATCACTGCCATAACTAGCTCCGCAAAAATAAGTTCTAGCAGTTCCAACACCAGTAACATCATTTCCAACAGTACCATTAGAGCTAACTAAATTACTTACATTTGTTTCACTACCTGCATTAACAAATCCAAAAGCAAATATTGCTTTTTGTGTAGGGGGTGCAACAGGTGCATCAGTTACCACATCATCTGAGATTGGAGTCCAACCTTTAGATGCTCCTGAATAAACAATGTTAACAGTAGCCCCTGATGTTCCATACTCTACAGTGTAACTATCATCTTGACCTTGAAAATTTAAACCATTTGAATCTATAAACACTGAATAGGTTCCCCAAGTTCTTGCGTAGTCAACCAATACTATTTGATCTCCTGCTTCTGCTGAACCAGGTAATGTTACTGTGCAAATATTAGAAGTCGTATCTATAAAATAACCATTGCCTGCTTCGACACTTAAAGTTGTTCCTGTTGTAACTGTAGATTCAAAGTTAATTCCAGCTGCTGTAGCTGCAATAACTCCCGATGATCTAAATACATTACTTGTTACTATTCCACTCATAATTTTTTCCTATAATCTTTTATACTATTAAGCACTGTTTGAATACCCAGCCATTTCACCTTTTGCTCTTGCATCACCAACGGCACTTGTATCACTTGCTACGGTTCCAGTATTTGAAACTAAGTTAGTCACTCCTAAAGCACTACCATTATAACCAAATCCAAAAATACCTTTATCTCCTCCATATGAACTACCTGCACCATCCATTCTACCTGTTCCAGCAGCTTGACCATTTGATGCTACTACTCCAGTATTTGAAACTCTATTAGTTTGATTTGAATAACCACTGTTATTACCAAAACCAAACATTCCTAAACCATCACCATATTCTGCAAAAGATCTAGAAAAACCTGCTGTACCTACACCAGATGTATCAGCAGCAATTACACCAGAGCTAGAAACTAAATTAGTTATCGCTGTTGGATTACCATTACTTGCTATTTGACCAAAACCAAATATTCCTAAACCAACTCCATATCTTCCAGCCGCTACGTAGTATCTTACGGTGCCAACACCTGTTGTATCAGCTGCTACTACACCAGAACTACTTACTAAATTACTTACACTAGTACCAGCATTTGATGAAGTAATATAACCAAAAGCCATAACTGCTTGACCAGACGTACCATATTCGGTTGCAGCACCACCACTTCTAGCAGTACCAGCACCACTAGCATCACTAGCTACAACACCAACATTTGAAACTAAATTTCTTGTGTTGTTATTAACATTACCAGCACTACTTCCGTTATCTCCAAAAGCATAGACAGCTTTATCAAAACCATAAGTAGCAGCCATCATCATCATTTTTGCTGTTGCTACTGCAGATGTATCACTAGCTACAACTCCTGAACTTGATATTAAATTTGATACACCAGTAGCAGTTGCTCCGTTATCATCTGAACCAAAAATCATAATAGCTTTTTGAGTAGTTGGTGGAGATGGTACATCGGCCACTGTATCGTCGTTTTGTGGAATCCAACCTTTAGTTGCTCCTGAATATACAATGTCTAAAGTTTCACCTGATGTTTCATATTCTACAGTGTAACTATCGTCTTGACCTTGATAGTTTAATCCATTTGAATCTATTATAATTTTGTTTGTTCCCCATGTTCTTGCATAGTCCATAAATACAATTTGATCTCCAACTTCTGCTGAACCTGGAAGTGTGATTGTACAAGTATTAGAAGTTGTGTTTATAAAATAACCTTTACCTGCCTCAGCTGAAAGAGTTGATCCTGTTATAACCGCAGAGTCCCAATTAAGACCACCCGCTGCTACAGCTATGATTCCTGAACTTCTTACTGTGTTGTTTTGTACTATTCCACTCATAATTTTATCCTTAATAATTTTATCATAATATTAACTATATGAAAACCCACAACCAGTACCATTCGCTCTTGTACTTCCGACACCTGTAACATCAGAACCCATTACACCAGAACTATTTACTAAGTTTGACATATTTAAATTTCCAGAACCAGCGTTAGTATAACCATAAGCAAATATTGCTTTGTCTCCGCCATATGAACATTGATAAGCACCATACCTTGCTGTTCCAGTTGCTGATACATCACTACCTAAAACACCAGTATTTGAAACTAAATTTGTTTGACCTAACATGGTATTATTATTATCTCCACCAAAAATAATTCCTCTTTCTCTTCCTGTATAACCAGCACCACCAGTATAAACTCTGCCTGTTCCAGCCCCTGTGCTATCACTAGCAACAACGCCTTGATTGGAAACTAAAGCCTTACTATTAAGATAAGAACCATTATAACCAT